CTTTACTTTATTTGCTTTATATCAGCTTTATTATTTAAAATGTAAAAGAGTTACACCACCAATTCATTAAAACGCAAATTAAACGATTTTAAACGGCATTTAAAGGAGCTGTAAAAAACAGCCTAAATAAAAAAACGACTGCATTCTAACCGAAAGGTAGGAATGCAGTCATTTTTGTGATATAATTTAATATCAATGAAAAACCATATCAACAAGGTACATAGAACTAAAAAGTTTTCTACATTAAAGGTGCTTGGTTTTGCACCTTTTCGAGTTATGCCCAAATTTTAAACATTTTTAACATTCTTCATATTTTCATATCATATTTTTATACAATTTCAAGAATGCAAGCAAAAAAATCACCGAGGCTCACTATTCGTGAATCTCGACTTTTTGATATGCTGCTTTTTACAGCACATATCGTCAGATTGCATAAACGGAAAGTATTTGTGAGCTTTGCCCACACTCACAACCTTTGAAAAGGTCGACCAAACTTTTACAATTGCTTGATAAAACAGTTTTCTAAACCATAATTTACCAAAACTTGTGATAAATAACCGTTTTAACGAAAATTGTTATGGGTATTTGTTACTACACCTTAATTTTACGGCATAATTTAGTATTATTTAGATGTAAACGATTTGATTTAAAATCAGCCTTGTATTAAAAACATAAAGAATATAAGCATATAAAATCAGTGACTTGCTTAGTTAATAGAAGTAGGTGAGGGGGTTTTTACTGCATTTGCATATTATAATACAGTTAAAAGCAATATTTTACGGGAAACAGGCAAAAAGAAAAACCGCATACAAGCCTTAAAAAACGGCTTGGCTATGCGGTTTATTTGTGGAGCTGGTGAACGGACTTGAACCGTCGACCTACTGATTACGAAACATTACAAGAATTTGAAAAAGTGCAGTAAACAAGCGTATTTTTATTATACATTGACTAACATCAGACTAACATCATTTTTTGCGGTTCTGCAATCGCAGAGATGTAATCGTTTAGGTCTATAATTTTATTGATTTTCTTAATCTGATTTGTTTGCACTAAATGTGTATAAATATTCAAAGTCGTTTCGGGCTTTGCGTGTCCGAGTTGGTTTTGGACATAAAGTAAATCTTGACCGCAAAAGAACAAGTTTGTAGCAAAAGTATGTCTTAGATAATGTGCGGTGAATCTTTCAATAACAAACGGAACGCCTTTTGGGTCGAACTTACTTTTTGGCTTTCGCTCATATTCGGAAAAATCTCCGTATTTAAGATTGAGGTCTGCCATATAGCTGTCCCACAGTTCTCGCCACGCTGTTGTTGAGAAGAACTCCCCTTTTGTTGTAAGTACAACAAAGTCGGATTGTTTATGGTTCTTTTGATTTTTCAGAAAATCCACAAGGGTGTGGGGAATATTGACTGTTCGTATACCAGCCTTTGACTTTGCGCCTTGCACAATGTGCGGAGTTCCTGTCATTACAAGTTTTTGATGAACACTAATTTGAGCATTTTCAAGGTCAATGTCATACCATTGCAACGCAAGGCATTCACTTAATCTTAAACCAGACAGCATCATGATCATAGCAGGAAGTTGTGCTCTGTGTGGCATTTCCATAACCCACCGCTGTTCTTGCTCGGTCAATGCCCTGCGCTCGCTTACAGGTGCATTTTTCGGTATTCTGACATATGTTAATGGATTGTAGTCAAGTATGCGGTTTTCAACAGCAAAGTCAAACACCTGCCTTGCGGTCATTCTGTAATCACGCAGAGTTTTCTTTGAAGTCGGTTTGCCTGTATGTGGATTTCGTGCGAAATAGTCATTTATGATACATTGAAAATCTGCTTTTACAAGTTTGCTGATTGCAACATCGCCTAATACAGAAAACGGTTTAAGGTTTGTTTTATAACTCTTATACTGCTTGTCAGAAGAAAGCAGAGCCTTTTTGTATATCAGCCAATTTTCGCAGAGTTCACTGAACGGCATATTCTCGCTAAGAATATCCATACCTTTGCTGATTTTTAGCTTGATTTCATTTGCTTTGCGTGTAACCTCAGCTTGCGTTTTGCCAAATACAGACTTATACATAGCTTTGCCGTTTTCATCTCGTCCGATATAGATATTTTTTTGATATCTGCCGTCTTTACGCTTTTTCATTTTATAACACTCCTTTTGTTTTAAAAAAGGGTGCAAAAATCCCTTGTGTTTTTATTCGATAAACTTGCAAAACACAAGGGAGTATGGTACAATTATATTGCTGTTTAAGTACCGTTGCACCCTATGTGTAATGGTTTCCGCTCTACCCTGCGCCAACAGGGTAGGGCGGATTTTTTATTCTAATAAATGTTACTGTAAAATCCTACGGCTTTGCCGAGGATACGGACTTTGTTCATTTCTTCTTCCTTTGGCGGTCAAGCTCTGCAAGCTCGTCATCGGAGAGAGGTCCGCTCAAATCGTCAAGTTCGGGATAATATGTGTAATATCCTATGTGTACTCTGCATTCAGGACATCTTCCGGTGCGTAAAAAAGTTGGCAGATCATAAACATACGGATACATACGATCATTTTTGTCTATGCTATAAATTTTATTATTATATTTCTTGCATAAATTACAATCATTTGAGGTAGATAGCTGTACATAATTTTGATTAAAATTATGTAATGCTTTTATCTGTTGTTTAAATCTTTCACATTCTTCAGTAAGTATGATGTCAGAAAACATTTCTGGGTGCGTTTTTCTTGCATTATTTTCAATTTGCTTAGAAAAATCTTTATTTAGCAATTCAGCGTACTTTATTACTCGCAAATACTGCTTTTCAGTGAGGTGCATTTCATCATATGAAAGTGAATCAGAAATTTGATTAGATTTTAAAAGGCACTCTACTGCTAAATCTAAATCGCCGTTTGCTTTGTGATTGGTAGCGGCTTTTTGCAATAATAACATAACATCCGAGTTTTCACACGGAATAGCTCTTATATTTTCAAGAGTGCTAACATCATAATCGCCACAACTGACAGGTATTTTTTCTAAGAGAATTTCACTTTGATTATTTGATTTCAGAGAATCAACAAGTTTTAAATTTTCGGTAGTCAGATATATGCTATACTTATTGGACATATCCTCAAAAAACTTATTGATTTTATTTTGCTTGCCTTTATCTGTTTTTAATTTATCGGCAGATAAAAGAGTTGACTTCCAATATCTATGAATAAACCTATTGGTATTTTGTTCGTAGTTCTTTTTCAATTCTTTTAGCTGGCTTTTTGGTAACGGATGCCCGGGAATTGGGTGTACTTTATGTTTACAGATTTCTGTTAATATTTGTAAAGCCTTAATGTAATTATTAAAATATGATTCGGGCTTTGCTGAATCCCTTATCCATTTTTCAGCTCCGGCATAATCGCAGAAAAGTAGATATACAGCATTTTCAGAAGATTCATTTCTATATTTGTCGCTAAATGAGTTTTTAAGCAATTCATTTTCAACTGCTTGTGGTAACCGCACATTTAATTCAGTTTCTGCCTGCGATTTAAATAATTTTGCGAAAAATCCCATATCAATTCTCCTTATCAAATAGCATTAGCCTCAAGCTCGTTATGAACAACAGGCTCATAATCATAAAAATGCTCGGATGTAATGTGCTTTAATTCGTGCTTAGCGGCTTTCTGTTGAGTATCATAGCTAAGCAGAATATTAATATATACATTGTAATTGCCGTCCTCATCTAAGACCGTTACGCCTCGTACGGTCAGCGGCAATTCTAAACCTCTAATAAAAATTTCTCCCAAAGCTATTCATCCTTTTTTAATGCTTCAATAATTCTGACTGCTTTTTCCACATCTTCTTTTGTAGCACCCTTAGTAAGACTAAATAACATTCTTAGTTCACTTCTGTTCTTGAGCTCCTCGAGGTATTCTTGGAGTTCAATGTCATCAGTCATTTTTGATGTTTCGTGTTCCTCTGTCAAATCAGATTTAAGAATACCAAAATAGTCAGCCAAAAGTTGCATTTTGTCAACACGAGGGTATTTCTTTCCGTTTGCCCAGTCAGAAACAGTCGAAGCTGTTAAATTCAGATCCGTTACAAGATCCGATTGGGTTTTATTGTTAGTAGTCATATAATAGTTTAAATTCTTTGCAAAAATTTTTTTGTTAAGCTCACTATTATCGCTCATTAGATCACCTACTTTTATGTTATATTTGCATTATACACTAAAAGCGTAAAAAATTCAAGATATTTTTAAAAATATTTCGCTTTTTGCTTGACATTACGCTTTTAGCGTGATATTATATATGTGTACCAAGGAGGTGAGGCAAATGGAATATCCTAAAATCACGTTAAAAGCTGCAAGGGTAAACGCTGGTTTATCTCAAAAAGAAGCAGCTGATATGCTTAATATTAGCAAGGAAACTCTTTCTAACTACGAAAAAGGAACATATTCGCCAAGTTGGGATATGGTGCATAGAATAGGTGAACTGTATAGATTTCCTGTTGACTTTATTTTTTTTGGAAAAGATTTACGCTTAAAGCGTATTACTTGATTTCTGTTATTTATCTTACAATTCAGTATAGCAAATCAGCTGTACAATAAGCAGGACTTTGCCGAACAGCAAAGAACAGCGTGAGGAGGTGAGGAGATGGGAGGAAAAATGATTGGCAACTATGCAAATGACGGAACACTTTATATATCTGCAACAAATATTCAGGAGTTTAAATGCCTTATAAATAAGGCAAAAAAACAAGCTGACGAACTGCAAGATACAATTAATCAGCTTGAGTTTTTCGATTTTCATTTTAAGTTTGCGACTGATGAGTAGCTTTTTGTTCTTCAATCATATTTTTCAGTATAGTATTGAAAATATTGTAACATCTAATTACAAATAATACAACAAAAATCGAGGAGGTGAGAAAATGGCAAAACTTAAACTTATTGACACAAAGGACAAGTTTCTTCTTGAAATTGACGGAACAGAAATCCCGTATGTTACAAGCTATCAGATTACCCGAACAGTAGGCGATGTGGTACTGCTCAAGCTGGCACTCAGCGTTGCAAATGTGGAAAAGGTTGAAATCGTATCAGACAAAATTACAGAGGATAACAGAGGTGTAAGGCAATAAATTTATAAGGAGGGTATATATGCCAAAATCTAAGAAAACAGTAACCAACTGGGACGATGTCCCACTCTACATAGATTTGCCGTTGCTGGCAACCCTTTGGGGGTTCTCGGTTGATTGTTTAAAGAAAAAAGCACAGTCGGGCGTTTTGCCGGCGGCAAAGATGTTCGGTGAGTGGAGAATATCTAAAGAGGACGCAAAGGCTTACTTCGAAAAGGCTTACAACGAAACGCAGGAGGGAATAAAAAAAGATGGAAGTAATTATCAACAAATCTAAATCGTATTCGTTTAAGGAGGTTGAAATCGGAGATGTGTTCTCTGATGATTTAGGACGCTTTATGATGAAAGTATCATACGAAACAGCAATTTGTTTAGATGATAATACAGTCTATGGCATTAACAGCAAGACAAAATGCTATCTGAGGGACTGTGTGATTATAGAGCGTGAACTGCTCGAAAATCTCAAGAAAGGAGCAAACGGATATGAGTAAGCTTGAAAACTTACAAATCTGCATCAAAGACGGCGAGGTTATAGTTTTGCAGGGACTTGACACCGTTACGGCTGAAAGGCTTGAGGACATTTTAAACTATGTTGCAGAAGTCAAGGAAAGCCTTGACAGGCACAAGCTAAACAATAGAGCAACAGGCATTAAGCGTGCGGCTCACAATTGCAAGAAGTTTATTAGGTGCTTAAAAGGTGCCTTATCTGATGAGGAGGTGTAACAGATGACAGAAAATGTTTTAGAACGAATGGAAAGGATTGACGGGCAGAGGAAAATCTCTGATTTCATCGTTAAACAAAAACAAGATTATGAATTTAAAATCAGATATGCAACTATCAGAGCAAGAGAATTTGTAGAAGAATGTGATAAGCGAGAATTAAACTATCATGTTTCCGTTGGCGGTCTTGACAGCATTACACTATTTATCTTTTTAAAATCAATCGGAATCCACGCACCGGGAATCAGCGTCTCTTATCTTGAAGATGCAAGCATTCAAAAAATACATAAAAAGCTTGGAATAGAAAAATTAAAACCGTCGGTTCGATATGTAGATAGTACAGGAAAAGAACACCGTTGGACTAAGCAAGATATAATCCAGGAGTTTGGATTCCCTGTTTTATCAAAAGAAATAGCGTCAAAAATTGAAACGCTTGCAAATCCAACCGAAAAAAACAAAACTGTTCGACACGCTATTGTAACAGGCGAAACAGGTGCGTATGGTGGTTATCAAAAAAACAGTCGTATGAAAATGTCGCAAAAGTGGCTTGAAAAGTTCGGTGGTTATGCAAACGATGAAGAGGGCACGAGTTATCAAATTCCAAATTTCAAAGTATCATCAAAATGCTGTTATTATCTGAAAGAAAAACCTTGTGATGTTTGGGCAAAAGAGCATAACAGCGTACCTTTTCTTGGGCTGATGGCTTCCGAAGGTGGAAGAAGAGCTAAATCTCTAATGATAAATGGCTGTAATTATTTCGGTAAATCTACAATCAGGTCAGCACCGTTTGCAATTTTCAACAGACAAGATATTTTACAGCTTGCACTTGATTTAAATGTTCCTATTCCTGAAATATACGGAGAAATAGAGAGGCGTACAGACGGAACTTTGTACACAACTAAGGCTCAAAGAACAGGCTGTTCAATGTGCGGATTTGGTTTGCACTTGGAAAAGCGTCCGCATAGATTTGATTTGCTCAAAGAGCGAAACCCAAAAGAGTGGGAGTATTGGATGTATAACTGCTGTACAGACGATAAAACAGGTGAAAGATATGGTTGGGCAAGAGTGCTGGATTATATCAATGTTGACTACAAAGAAGAAAACCGCTGAAGCTTTCGCACAGCTCCAACGGTTTAAGAATATAATATGAAATCAATCAACATTATTATATCCTTAATTTTATAAAAAATCAAGAGGTAATAACAATGAATGAAATAACGGCACAGAAACAGCAGGCCATTGAACTGCATCAGAAAATTCTTGTAAGCGCAAACCTTGCACAACAGAACATATGGGATATGTGCAACGGACTCAAGACTATGCGTGACAACAAGCTGTATAAGGAGCTTGGCTACACGAATTTTGAAGAGTACTGCGAGAATGAAGTAGGTATGAAACGCAGTAACGCATATAACTATATTTCTATTGTAGAAAAAATAAATCCTGAAAATGTCCAAACGTTTGGACAAATTAGCAAAAGTAAGTTGATGTTGCTCGCTACCATAAGCGAACCCGAACAGGCTGAAATTGCTGAAAAGCTCGACCTTGAGAGCACAACGGTTAAGCAGTTAAAAGCAGAAATTGACAGCCTTAAAGCTGAAAAGCAGGAGGCAACCGACAAGAGCATTGACTATTGCAGACAGCTCAATAACGCTAAGAAAGACGCAGACTATTACAAGCAGCAGGCGGACACTTCAAAAGAAAGCTATCGCAATATTGAAAATCAGCTTGCAGAGGAAAAAAACAAAAATTTCAAGCTGACAAATAAAGTTCAGGAGCTTGAAAGCCGTCCTATTGAGGTTGCCGTTGCAGAGCCGAGCGATAATGAGCGCAGACTGAACGAAACCATCAGAGCACTTGAGCGTGAGAACATCAAACGCAACGACGAACTCGAAGCAGAATATCGTGAGAACGAGAAAATCGTAAGGAAACAGCTTGAGGACGAAAAGCAAGAGGCTCTTCGTAGGCAGAAAGAGGAGTATGAAGAAAGGCTGAAAAATGTTCAGACTGCCGACGGTACATCAGATGACAAGGATGTCTTTAAGGCGTATTTTTCGATTGCATATGACAGCTTTATCCGTATGCTCGATTTCGCCAAGCAGTCACAGGACAAGGAATTTTTCAAGGGCAAGGTTGAACATTTAATAGAAGCACTTGCCACACAAAACATAAATCTTTAAGGGGGAGCAACAATGAAGCTTTATGAGCTTACTGAAAGCTTTGCTGAATTATTCAGCCAATTTGAAGACATAAACGAATATGAACCCGATACTGACGCAGACGGTCAGCCGATTGACGGCAACGGCGATATTATCGAAGATGTTGATGCATACAAAGAAAAAATGCTTACAGCGTGGTTTGATACACTCGAGGGCATTGAGGGCGAATTTGACGAGAAAGCAGAAAGCATTGCAGTCTACATCAAACAGCTTAAAGCCGAGGCTAATATACTCAAGCTTGAGAAATCTGCAATCGCTAAGAGGCAGTCGCAGAAAGAGCGAGAGGTTGAAAAACTCGTTGCATATCTTCTTAACGCAATGAAAGCAATCGGCAGGAGCAAGGTAGATATGCCGCACGCAATTGTATCAATCAGAAACAACGCACCGAGCCTTATTGTTGACAATGAAGCCGAGTTTGTCAGCTGGGCAGAGGAACACAATCTTGCCCACCTTTTGAAATACAGTATGCCCGAAGTGAAAAAGAATGATGTCAAGGCTCTCTGCAAAAAGGGTGAAGAAATCCCCTTCGTACATATGGAAGCCAAGCAGTCATTAAGTATTAAGTGAGGTGTTATTTATGGGATTACCTATATTGGTTTTAGGATATTCAGGCAGCGGAAAATCTGCCTCTTTAAGAAATTTCAAAGCAAATGAACTTGCTCTTGTGAATGTGAATGGAAAATCACTCCCGTTCAGAACAAAATTTACTTCATCAATCAACTCTGATAACTACATTGATATTGAGGACTTTATCAAAAAGCAGAAATGTAAGTCGATTGCAATTGATGACGCACAGTATCTCATGGCTAACGAGTATATGAGAAGAGCCAAGGAAACAGGCTTTCAAAAGTTTACCGATATCGGTAAAAATTTTTGGGAACTTGTAAAAGAGATTGAAACTCTACCAAGCGATACAATTGTTTATTTTTTAAGTCATATTGATACCGACGAAAACGGCAGACAAAAAGCTAAAACAATCGGTAAGCTGCTTGACGAAAAAATCTCGGTTGAGGGAATGTTTACCACAGTTTTGAAAACGGTTGTTGTTGACGGCAAGTATCTTTTTGCAACACAAACAGACGGTAACGACACTTGCAAAAGTCCGATAGGCTTGTTTGATTCAATGTACATATCAAATGACCTTAAAATTGTTGATGAAGCATTGAGAACATACTATTCAATGCAACCCGAACAGTATTGTGATGAGTGCAAAGCACCGATACTTTCTGACGGTAAACGCACCGTTAAGCAGATCATTGACGGCACAACCAAAAATTACGGCAGACAGCTCTGTATGCAATGTGTCGCAAAGCTGATAAAGCAGAAGAAACAGGAAAAGCAGAGAGAGGGTGCCGGAAATGCAGCTTCGACCGTATCAGAATGACCTTGTTGAACAGGTAAGACAGGCTTGGCGAGAGGGTTACAAAGCTCCTTGCATTGTCCTTGGGTGCGGTGGCGGAAAGTCCTGCATTGTCGCAGAAATTGCAAGACGAACAACTTGGAACGGTAAACGGGTGCTGTTCCTTGTTCACAGGAGAGAGCTTGTTGACCAAATATTCAAAACCTTTGTCCGCTGGGGTGTGCTTATGGATTTATGTCAGATTGGTATGGTACAAACCTTTACACGCAGGCTTAAAAAACTTCCTAAGCCTGCGTTAATCATTACGGACGAAAATCATCACAGCCTTGCACAAAGCTACAAACGCATTTATGAATATTTTTCAGATGTGCCGAGGGTCGGAGTAACCGCCACACCTATCCGTCTAAACGGTGACGGCTTGGGTGATGTCAACGATAAGCTGATTGTAGGAGTAAGTACCAAGTGGCTCATTGAGCATAACTGCCTTGCCCCATATGATTACTATGCTCCGAGTGTTGCCGACCTTACAGGACTGCACACCAAAATGGGCGAATATGTCGCCTCCGAGATAGAAAAAGCAATGACTAAAAATACAGTTTTCGGAGATGTAATCAAGTATTACAGACAGCTTGCAGACGGCAAAAAAGCGGTGTGCTATTGTTCAACGGTCAAGCATAGTCAAGCAACGGCACAGGCTTTTTGTGAGGCAGGCATTCCGGCAAAGCATATTGACGGAAGTACCCCGAAAGCTCAAAGAGAACAGATTATAAACGAATTTCGCAGCGGAAAAATTACAATTCTTTGCAATGTGGATTTGATTTCAGAGGGCTTTGATGTGCCCGACTGCGAATGTACAATTCTGCTCCGACCTACTCACAGCCTTACGCTTTACATTCAGCAGTCAATGCGATGTATGCGATACAGACCGAACAAAAGGGCGGTAATCATTGACCATGTGGGCAACTATGCAAGACACGGAATGCCTGATGATGATAGGGTATGGTCACTTGAAAAGCGAGAGAAAAAGAGTGTTAAAAAGCTTGAAGACGAGCAGGCAGCAAAGGTCAAGCAATGCCCCGAGTGCTTTTTTTACATTCTCTGCACCACCACCGGGGCAGAAAGCCGTGTGTCATCGATGCGGATATGAATTTCCGACAGCAGAGCGAAAGGTTGATTTTGATACTGCCGCAGAGCTTATAAAGGTTGAGGGCTTTAAGCTCGATTTCAGTTCACCATCTGATTGCGGCAGCTACAACGATTTACTTGTTTACGCAAAAACACACGGCTATAAGCCCGGCTGGGCGTATTATCAAGCACGAAAGAGAGGATTGATAGCTTGACAGAAGAACACGCTATACAGAATGAAATCCGCCTTGCAATTGCACCGTACTGCGATATTTTTCGTATCAATGTCGGGCAGGGTTACACAAAGGACGGACGATATTTCAGCACAGGTGTACCACCGGGGTTTTCTGACCTTTTCGGAGTAAGAAAGTCAGACGGCAAGGCGGTATTCATTGAGGTTAAAACAGCAAAAGGCAGAGCAACCGAAAAGCAGCATAATTTTTTACAGATGATGAAATTTAACGGTGCGGTAGCAGGAATATGCAGAAGTGCCAATGAAGCAATTAAATTAATTTTGGAGGAATAATCATGGGTTTTAAATCAAACTGGAACGAAGCAACACAGGGCAGCTCAATCAAGCCTGAAGGTGATTACGAGTGCCTTATAGCTAAGGTTGAGGAGAGAGTAACAAAGAATGGCAAAGAAAATCTGAACATCTCAATGGTAATCCGAAATGATGTTGAGCAGAACTATAAAAATGGATATATATTTGATACATTGTGGAAGAAGAAAGAGCCTACAAACGCAGACTTGCAGGTCAAGGGATACAGCTATGGTCAGATTATGGCACTCGGCAAGGCGGCAGGACTTCCCGATGGCAAGGAGTACGACAGCCTTGAGCAGTTCTGCGGTGAGCTTGTCAATAAGCCGATGCTTGTAACTATAAAGCACGAAGAATACAACGGAAAAACACAGGAGCGAGTAAGCTGGAGAAATCCTACAAAATATCCGACTGTAAAGCATATTCCAAAGCAGACGACAACCAATACAGCTACAGCCTATGCACAGCCACAGCAAAGCTATGCATCTGCACAGCCGACAAATCAAGGCTTTACGGATATGCCGCTTGATGATGATTTACCGTTTTAATTCAGAAAATTTTTACGGAAATTGCACTAATTTATGCAACTTTTGAATTTTAAGTCGGTACATATGAAATCCATAAGGAGGTATAAAATATGGGATTTACAAATTTTAACGATAAATACAGTGCAATTCCGCAGGAATTAAAAGGCTATAAAAATTGGGTGTGTTGGCAGGCATACCCTGATCCGAAGTCGCACAGCGGCATTTCTAAGAAGCCGATAAATCCAAGAACGGGTGGCTTTGCAATGCCGAATAACTCGGACACTTGGTCGGATTTTGAAACCGCTGTCAGGCAGTCGGGCAAGTATTCGGGCATAGGCTTTATGTTCTCAAATTCGCCGTTTTTCGGTGTTGACCTTGACGATATGCCGAATGACATTCAGGATTACCAAAACGGCGGAGCTGACAACATAATCAGCGAGTTCGTGAACACTTTACAGAGCTACACAGAATTTTCGCAGAGCAAAACAGGCGTTCATATAATTTGCAAGGGAACTCTTCCCGAGGGCAGAAGAAAGGCAAAGAATGATTCGGGCGGTTTTGAAATGTACGAGAACGGCAGATTTTTCGTTGTGACAGGAAACTACTGCTCGGAATACGGATACATCAACGATTGTACCGAGAGTGTTAAGCCGTTGCACTCCAAATATCTCGGCAAGGCGGCAGAGCCTAAGCCGAACAAGAATATTACGGTCAATTTAAATTCCGTTGATGACATCGTCAGAGCCGCCTGCAGCGCTAAGAACGGCAGTCTTTTCAAGGCTCTGTACAGCGGTGACTTTTCGGCTTACTCATCACAGAGCGAGGCGGATATGGCATTTTGTAATATGCTTGCCTTTTGGTGCGGCTGCGATGCCGAAAAAATGGACGCAATTTTCCGCCAATCGGGTTTAATGCGTGACAAGTGGGACAGAAAGCAGTCAGGCACTACATACGGAGTAATCACTTTGCAGAAAGCAATATCCGGCTGCAGTCAGACCTATAACCCTAAAAAACAAAACGATTATTCGATTTCAATAGGCAACGGCAAGGTTATTCAGACTGTCGACGAAGAAAAAATGCGTGCATATACATTTGACGATATGGGCAACGCAGAAAGGTTTGTTGACCTGTTTGGCGAAAATGTTCGCTACTGCTATACGGAAAAGAAATGGTATTTTTATAATTCAATGAGGTGGAGCGTTGACAATCTCGGTGTTATCTTAAGAATGGCAGATAAGTGCGTTGAGGCTATGAAAGCCGAGGCAAAGCTTTACTTGCAGGCTGATGAAGAGAGCGGCGGAGATATGGCGAAAGCATTTGAAAAGCATATGAAATCAAGCCGTTCAAATAAGTCAAAAAAAGCAATGCTCAACGAAATTGAACATCATCTTCCGATTTTGCCGATACAAATGGACAGATACAAAATGGCACTCAACACGCCAAGCGGAATTATTAATCTGAAAAACGGCGATGTAAAGGCACATAACCCCGAATATTACTTTACAAAGATTACTTCGGTCGATTGCGCCGAAGCTGCCGACTGCCCTCGTTGGCTTGCGTTCCTTGACGATATTTTTGCAGGCGACAAAGACTTAATCAGATACATTCAAAAGGCGGTAGGCTACAGTCTGACAGGCTCAACGGCGGAACAATGTGCATTTTTTCTTTACGGTACAGGTCGAAACGGCAAGAGTACTTTTATTGATGTAATAAGAGATGTTTTCGGCGATTATGCGGCGAATATTCAGCCCGAAACCATTATGGTGAAAAGCTCGCAGAGCAATGCGATAAACAGCGATATTGCACGATTAAAGGGCGCAAGACTTGTTACTTCGGTAGAGCCAAATGAGGGTGTGCGGCTGAATGAGGGACTTTTAAAACAGCTTACAGGTGACGATACGGTAACGGCAAGAAAGCTGTACAGTGAGGAATTTGAGTTTAAACCCGAGTTCAAATTATGGATGGCGACAAACCATAAACCTATTATCAGAGGCACAGACACAGGCATTTGGCGAAGAATACATATGATACCGTTCAATGTGCAGATACCCGAGGACAAGGTAGATAAAAACCTTACGCATAAGCTAAAGGCGGAGATGACAGGGATTTTTAAATGGTGCATTGACGGCTGTCTGATGTGGCAGAGAGAGGGCCTGCAAATGCCCGCCGCTGTATTAAAGAGCGTGAGAGAGTACAGGCGTGAAATGGATGTTATTTCTGCTTTTATCGAGGATAAATGTACTCTTGAGGGCACTGTACAGGCGAGTATGCTGTATGCCGCTTATGCATCGTGGGCAGACAGCAACAACGAATATTGTATGTCAAATACCAAGTTCAGCACCGAACTTGCCAAACGATTTGAAAAGATAAAGGGAAGAAATTACAATTATTTCACCGGTATTTCTATTCGTTCTGAATGTTAGTGTGGTGGCTTGAGGAGGGTTTGAGGGGTTTTATAACCTTTCGTATAAGAAAATAAAAAATATTATATATATAAAGGGTTATTTAAAAATGGCTTCAACCCACCACAAGCCTCCGCAGGGAGGAATATATGAAACCAAATTTTAAAGACAAAACAGAGTTTGCAAGGCTTGAGGATAAAGCTATTGACGGTCAGCTTGATTATACCGACTATCCGCCTGTCGAATACAAATACTTTTCAAAGCTTGCAAAGGTAGGCTACAACAATCGTCATAAAGGCTGGGATATGATTACTTGCCTGAAGCTTCAACAGGAATTGCAGAGTGAGTACAAACAGTACCACGATGAGGGCGAGGAGTATTTAAGCCTATGTATGAGAATACAGGACAATATAAAGAAATCCGCCGATCTCGTTCGCAAGATGTACAAGCAGGCGGCAACCAAAGACGAAATGCTAAGCCTTGCGTTGCAGACGATAGAGCTATTAACAAATGAGAACGGATTTGTTAAAAGAATAAGCGAAAAGGTAAGGGAGATGAAACAATGAAACAACAGGCAATCTGCGAATTATGTATGCAAGCATTTGAAAAAAGAAGTGCAAATCAAAAATACTGCACCGAGTGCGGTGTTGAAATGAGAAAACAACAGCACAGAGAAATTATCAAAAACAGCAAATTAAGAAAAACAGCAGCACGCAATTACAATAAACCAGATACACTTGAAGAAAAATGCAAGAAAATCAATTTGTATAATAAGCGACACGGCACACACTACAGCTACGGAGAATATACGGCACTCGAAAGGCTTGGAAGAATTTAAGGCTTGGAAGAATTTAAGGAGGATATATGAGAGAAATATTATTCAGAGGTCAAACTCGCAGATATGGCGAAAAAGTCACATTGAGTGGTGAAAAAATAAAAAGCAATTGGGTTTACGGCGGTATTTTCCCACAGAATGGTGAGGGTGATTTTGCAATAATTTATCAGCAAAAGCCTACAGTAGAAAAATATCCTGTTTACGCAGATACAGTCGGACAGTACACAGGACTTAAAGATAAGAATGGTAATAAAATCTTTGAGGGCGATATTTGTAGTTTTTGTGATACAGACGGTGGACTTACTAATTATGAAGTTCTGTGGTTTGGCGGAAAATGGGTAGTAAGAGAAGCAAGATCTAATGTGGTTGACGATTTAGATTTATTCTTTTGCGAACGCTCCGTTGCTATCGGCAACATCTATGACAATCCGGAACTGCTGAAAGGAGTGAAATAAAACTATGGACTTAATTTTTAACGAAGATACAAAACAATTTGAACTTGCTAAACAGCCATATAAGACCGTTGAAATTAGATGCGAAACCGAAGAAGATTACAACAGATGAATTGTTGAAGTGAGGTGTGAACACAATGACAAACTTTGAAAAAATCAAATCAATGAGTATCGACGAAATGGCTGATAGCCCTATGACGATTTTTGCCTGCCCATACGGAACATCACACGCCAGCGGTTCTATGGAAAAGCAATTCAGCGACAGCTGTTTCGATGATGATTGCACCGCTTGCATAAAACATTGGCTTGAAAGTGAGGCACTTGAAAGTGAGGCAGAAGAATGACCGCAAAAGAAATCAAAGACATAAACCGAGAGATTACGAGGTTAAAAGCTAAGATTGCACGCATAGCCGCCGAGGCTGACAATACATCGCCTAAGCTGTCGGATTTACCGAGTGCAGGTCAAACATCTGACAAGGTCGGCAATGCGGTAGTGCAGATTGCAGATATTCAGAGGGAGATACAAAACCTTGAAATCCGCCGAAACGCAGCGCTCAACAGCCTCTCCCGTAACGATTTTGTGGAGAACTGCTTATTTATGCACCTTAGCCTGCGATACAGCTGGGCGAAGATAGCAGTTGATACAGGCGGAATAAATACACCGGATAACATAAGAATTATGTGCAACCGCCACCGTTGGTAAAAGTTGTTCGGTTTTTCGGTTTAGGTGCAGTATAATATAAAATGAAGAAGCCAACAACAAGAGATATTTTGTAGTTAATTTTCAAGACAACGACAGACCGCCCTCACTTGAGGGCGGTTTTGCTGTATCGAAAAATCGAAAGGGCGGTGATACCGTGAAAGACAAATTAAATGCAAGACAGAGGAAGTTTGCGGAATATTATGCGCAGAGCGGTAACACCGTTCAGAGTGCGATACAGGCAGGATATTCAGAAAATTACGCAAACGCAAGAGCGTATGAATTGTTGGAGAATGTTGGAGTTTCAAAATACATCAAAGAGTTATCCGACAAGCTCAAAGATGAACGCATTATGAGTGCTAAGGACAGACAGGTTGCTCTCTCTGACATTGCAAAGAGTGCCGAGCAGGACCCGTCAGACCGTATTCGTGCGATTGATACACTCAACAAAATGACTGGTGAATACATTGTCAAGGTTGACGCAAAGGTTGAGCAATCCGAAAAGCTCTCTGATGTGTTCAGACAGTTAGGCGGTGAGGGGCTTGACGAATAAGATACAAAATAAGTTGGAGGTTACAACTATGAAAGAGATATTCAAGAAAGTTACATTAAAGGGTTTTGAAAGATACTCGGTAAGCAATTACGGAAATGTTCGCAACAATATTTCAGGTAATGTTCTGAGTAAACGTAAGGCAAGCAACGGCTATCTGAGAGTTAATTTACGAACGGGTACTGTGCCCTATGAAAAACCTACAGTTGTTCACGTTCATAGACTTGTTGCAGAAGCTTTTCTTCCGCCTATTGAGGGCAAACCATATGTTAATCATATTGACGGAAACAAAGAAAACAATGTTGTTGATAATCTTGAATGGTGCACGCCGCAAGAGAATAGTGAACACGCATATAGAACTAAGGCTGATTATCGAGAAGAATGTAAAGTCAACATTGTCAAAGCACAAAATCGTTGTAAGAAGAAGCTGAAAATGATCGTTAACGGCAAAGTTCAATGTGTTTTTGGTTCTAAATCAGAAGCCGCCAAAAAGCTAGGGGTAAATGAAAAGACGATATACAACTATCTTCACGGAGCAACAAAGCCTATTGGTTATGAGCTTTTGGAGGTGATGTAAATGCCTTTGAGTAAATTCCCATTGTCACAAAAATATATAGATTTTATCAACAGCGTAAACAATGTAAGTGCGGATTTTCTTGAGGGTACTTAACTACCGCATCGGGCAAGACAACGGTCGGTGCCGGTGTAAAGTTTATGCGAATGGTGTCGCAAAGTTCCAAAAAGATACATGCCATTGCCGCCAAGACAACCGGCAAGGCGGAGGAAACTATCATTCAGCAGGACAATGGTATTCTTGACCTGCACCGAAACGCTGTTTATTGCGGCAACGGCGACAAAGACTACAAACTGCCGCATATTAAGTTTGAGGGCAAAATTATTTATATTCTCGGTTACAGCAGTCGTGATAAATGGGAAATGGTACTCGGTGCGCAGTTTGGCTGTGTGTATATTGATGAGATAAACACCGCCGATATTGAGTTTATTCGAGAGATGTCAACCCGTAATGACTATTTGCTTGCAACGCTTAACCCCGATGACCCGTCTTTGCCTGTTTACAATGAATTTGTAAACCGCTCCCGACCTTTTAAGAAATACGCAAAAGATGTTCCGCCCGAGATTATGGCGGAACTTAACGAAGAACCTGTACCGAATTGGCGGTATTGGTTCTTTTCTTTTGCAGATAATTTAAGTCTTACACCCGAACAGGTTGAAAAGAAAAAAGCCTCTGCCCCACGAGGGACAAAGCTTTATAAAAACAAAATTTTAGGATTGCGAGGCAGGGCAACAGGGCTTGTATTCTCAAACTTTGAGAGGACAAGACACATCAAATCAAAAGAATGGGCAATGAAGTTTTTAAATTCTGACCGCAAGAGTGAGCATTTTATTCAGTTTACGGCAGGACTTGACACAGCCTATTCGCAGAAATCACCCGACACAATTGCAATGACCTTTTTCGGCATTACAAACAAAGGCAAGTGTATTCAGCTTGATGAACGAGTGTATAACAATGCCGAACTCCAAACACCGATTGCACCGAGTGATACGGTACGAAATTTCATTGATTTTCTTGACCGTAACCGAGAGGAGTGGGGCTTTGCGAGGACTGCTTTTATTGATAATGCGGATCAGGCGACAATCACCGAGTTCCAGAAGTATAAGCGACAGCACGGCTGCATTTATGACTTCGCAAATGCCTGGAAGAAAACCAAGATTATTGACAGAATTAACCTTGTGCTTGGCTGGCTTGCCACTGACTGTTATTTTGTTCTTGAACATTGTAAAAACACGATTGCCGAGTTTGAAATTTACAGCTGGCGAGAAGATAAAGACAACACACCTGAGGACGGCCACGACCATTGCATTAACAGCGGTCAATACGCATGGCTGCCTTTTATTAAAAATATTATTGGAAGTGAAATAAATGGGGCTGATAAACAGAATGGCTGATACAATCAGAACAGGATTAAGGAATTTTTTACATATCACTAAAGCGCCTGACAGAACGATAACCGTTGACGAAACGAGCAATCATCAAACTGAATGCTTTACCAACCGCATTTGGTATTGGGGCAACAGCAGACAGCTTTCACAGCTTTACACACAGCTTGACAGCGACAAAACACGCTTTTGGTCTGCCGAGTGTACCAAAGGGCTGAAAATAAGAAAAATCCACACGGGCTTGCCGGCTCTCATTTGCGATACACTCGCTAATATTGTGATTGCAGACTACAACGGTACAGAGGTTACAAGCAAAAATACGACAGCTTATGCCGAACGGTGGGCGGAGATAGAGAAAGAAAACAAACTCGCAGGTGTAATAAAGCAAATGCTCCTTGACCTTTGTGTTGTCGGTGACGGTGCTTTTAAGGTCAGCTTTGACAAGGCTGTATCAGATGTTCCGATTGTTGAATGGTATCCTGCCGAAAATATCGACTTTACTTATGTGCGCGGCAGAATCAGAGAGGTTAAGTTTTATACCGATTACACGCAAAATCACCGACATTTCCGTTTTGAGGAAACATACGGCTACGGCTATATTCGTTATGCTTTGTATGATGATAACGGCAGAGAGGTCGATTTACACACAGTTAAGGCACTTGATTGGATAGACAGCAACGGTGTAACCTTTGACACATCGTATATGTGGGCAGTACCGGTTATTTACGGCAAATCGTGCCACAAGGGCAGGGGTGCAGGCATTATCGGAGCAAAGACAGACGCTTTCGACAGCTTAGACGAGGCGTGGTCACAGTGGATGGACGCTTTAAGAGCCTGCCGAACAAAGCAGTATGTGCCTGAATGTCTTATCCCTCGAAATCCAGAAACCTGTCAGCCGATATCGCCAAATTCCTTTGACAACCGATTTATCACCGTGGGCAACGATATGTCGGAAAACGGCAACGGCAACAGGATTTACACCGAAAGTCCGCAGATTCAGCACGAAAGCTATTTAAGCTCATACATCACCGCACTTGACCTTTGTTTACAAGGTGTTATATCTCCGTCAACGCTCGGTATTGATACCAAAAAACTCGATAATGCCGAGGCACAGAGAGAAAAAGAGAAAACAACTCTGTATACAAGACAGAACCTTGTTGAGCTCACCGAGAACGCTATGCAGAGCCTTGTTGAAGTTGTACTCAATGCTGACAGCGAGCTTAACGGCAAGGGCATTGTTGACGGAATAGAGGTATCCGTAAACTTCGGCGAATATGCGAACCCGAGCTTTGAAAGTCAGGTTGAAACCGTGTCAAAAGCAAGACAGGGCGGTTTGATGTCTGTTGAAACCTCTGTTGAAGAATTGTACGGTGACAGCAAATCGGACGATTGGAAAGCCGAAGAGGTACAGCGCATTAAAGAAGAACAGGGCATTGCAAGTGAGGACGAAACCTCATCATTCGATGATTTGGCAGGATTGACAGATGAGTGATTACGATATCGGAAAAGCCTTTGAAGAAATCGAAAATGAACTTATTGACAGTATGATGCGCAATTTCAGCCGTCACAGGGCGGAAGAAGAAAAAGAGGGCTATAATTGGACCCAATGGCAGGCAGAACAATTAAAGGCGCTTGAGGAGTACCGCAAAACGAACGCCCAAAAATTTGGCAAGCAGTTCAAGAGCATTAACAGCAAGGTTGAAGAAATGATACACACCGCAAGAGCCGACGGCAACGCAGAACAGGAAGTGAAAATCCTCGAGGCTATTAAGAACGGCTTTACACCGCATATGCCCACAGGAGCAAGCACAGGCGAGTTTTATAAGGTCAATAACCGTAAGCTCAATGCTCTTGTAAAATCGACCACAGACGATTTGAAGAGGGCAGAAACGGCAGTCCTGCGTATGAGCAATGACAAGTACCGCAAGGCGATTTTTAACGCTCAAGTCTATGCAAACACAGGAGCAGGCACTTACGAAAAGGCGGTTGATATGGCTTGTAAGGATATGCTAAACGCAGGACTGAATTGTGTGGAGTACAAGAACGGTGCAAGGCACACGCTTTCAGACTATGCGGATATGGCAATCAAGACGGCGAACAAGAGAGCATATCTAAGAGGTGAGGGCGAAGAAAGAGCGAAGTACGGGCTTTCACTTGTTGTGGTGAACTCAAGGCAGGGCGGCTGCCCTGATTGTGCAAAATATATCGGCAAGGTGTTTATTGATGATGTGTATTCAAACGGCAAAAAATCGGACGGCGATTATCCGCTGCTTTCAACCGCCATAGCGGAGGGACTTTTCCACCCTCGCTGTAAGGACAGCACAAGCACCCACTACCCAGAACTTGACGATTTGAGCGGACCTCTCACCGATGACGAGCTTGCAGAGCTTGACCGCCAAAGAGGACTTGAAGTACAGCAACAGCACGCAGAAAAGCAAGCCGAACGCTTTGACCGCAGGGCAAAATACAGCCTTGATGAGGACAACAAGAAGTTTGCTAAAGCAAGAGCAGACGAGTGGCACGATAGGGCGGATAAGTTGGCGGAAAAAACAAGAGATTTTACTATCGACGACAGTAAGCAGAAATATTATAAATCTGTAGTTGACGGAGGTGAAGAAAAAGACTTTAACAGAAAAAACAGCGGTAAAAAAATTACAGTAAAAGCACATAAGACCACGGGCAGTAATGATATTTATTTATCAGATAAAGTAAAACTGAAACGCAAGCAATTCCATAAGTTTGATAAGAATGTTACAAAGATTTATGAAATGCTCGGTCAGAGCAAATCTGAAAATAAACCTGCTATTTGCATATTATCCCCCGAAGAAATGGGCAAAAATGCAGTTGCAACTTACATACCGACTGATAATGTTTTAACTGTAAATTCAGCTTATTTTATAACTAAGAATTTAGCCGAATTGCAGAAATCGTTTGCTTGTTCTGACAGTGAATTGAGTTCGGTACTTCATGAGCTTATCCATTGGCAAGATGCCGAGAAATACAGACAAAAATTCGGTAAAATTACCGATTATAACGCATATTGCGATTATCTTAATAAAATTTATGCTCCAAAGGTTGAAAAATTGATAAGAAGCGGTTATAATATAAGTGATATAAGCGAGTATGCTTTTGACTGTTTAAGAGATAAAGTTATGGATGAAGTTTATGATGAGTATAGAGTTAAGCAACTTTTAGGGGGTTGATACAATGAGATTAATGCAAACAGAAGAACAGAAATCTCTTTGGGATATGTTTAAACCGTATCTTGTGGTAAATGGTTTAGACGTAACTTTGCGTGAAGATGCTCCCCAAGAAGTAAAAGATGCCGAAGCGCTTTATAATAAACTTAGGGAGAAAGAAAAAAAGCAATTTCTTGAAGATAATGGCATAATTTAACCGCTCCGTAACAAGAGAGGGTTTGTTATACTAAAAATTCAATAACCAATTAAAGCACTTAATCAATCGGATTGAGTGCTTTTTTTATGCGAAAGGAAATGTGAAATGACTAATGAAGAATTTTTGAAACTTGCAAAAAGGACAGTAAAAGACTATACAACAGAACATCTTGATAAATCAGACGGCGAAGTCGACTTTTGCGTATACGTTGTTTGGTCTTGTAAAACACTGCAAAACAGCAAAGCACTTCTGTCAACAACGCTCCGTGACGGTATGTATTATGAGTGTACATACAACGGTGACAAAGACGAAATGTACTTTGATGCGTACAAGAAGTTTGAAAACAGGGTAATTAAACACTAAAAAGAGCGGTTTTGTTATTTTAACTTGCCCGTAAAGGGTTACAATTCGTAAAAACGGCTTGTTTTCGGACTTTTTAACTTGCCTATAACTTGCCAAGATAAAACTTAATACATCAAATCAGCACTTTGAGAAATCAGAGTGCTTTTTGTATTTAAACCCGTCGATTTCGACCGGTTAGAAAGGCGGTGACAAAATGAAAGTAAGAGTAATTACATCGTTCAACGATAAAACCGAGGGGTTTATTAACAGACCGATTAATGAAGTTTTTGAGTGCTCCGAGCAGAGAGCAAAGCAGCTCATTGACGGCGGCTTTGCGGCGGAGGTTAAGCCAAACGCTACGGAAAAGCCGAAAAGAAAGACAACAAAAACAGCTTAAAACGCACTTGTGAGTGACTGCACAGGTGCTTTTTTATTGTCCGAAGACGCTAAACTACGGGAGACACCGTGCAAAACTGAAACAGAGAGACACTCTATAAACTGATTACGGGAGACACCCGATAACTGAAAGGATTGATAAAATATGGCAGAAAATAACCCAACACCTAACCCAAACGAAACACAGCCGACACCGCAGGGCAACCCTGCACCTGCATTCGATTATGACAAGCTTGCAAGTCTTATTAACGGCAAGCAGAGCGTGACAGAGGACACGGTTTTAAAGTCATACTTCAAGGAGCAGGGATTGTCAGCAGATGAGATGAAACAGGCAATCGGTGCTTTTAAGGAGCAGAAAGCCAAGAACACACCCGACATTGCGAAAATTCAGTCGGAAGTTGAATCCGCAAACAACGCAAAGCTCACGGCAGAAGTCAATCAGTCGGCAACCCTCGAAGCCGTAAAACAGGGCGTAGATGTGGCAAGCATTCCGTATGTACTCAAAATGGCGGACTTTTCGGCTGTAACGGCAGACGGCAAAATCAACACAGAAAAGCTGACCGAGGCGGTTAAGAAAGTGCTTGATGATGTGCCTGCGCTAAAAAAGACCGCCGATAACAGCGCAGGTGTTCAGAAAATCGGCGGTGACGGTAACGGTACATCAGACGGTACTAAAGCAAATTCAAGCGTTCCGACAAAGAAATGGAACAGATTTAATATTTAAGAAAGGACAATTTAACTATGGCAAACACAAATAACTATGCAGAGCAGTTCAGCCCTGATCTGCTCGAAATTCTTATGCAGGGCACACTTACTTCACCATTCATCACTTCAAATGTAAAGTGGGTGGGTGCAAGAACATTCCACTTTACACAGATGTCAACAACAGGCTTTAAGAACCACAGCAGAGAGGGCGGTTGGAACAAAGGCAAATATACACAGACAGATGTTCCTTTCACTTGCGAGCACGACAGAGATATTGAGTTCCTTGTGGATAAGGCAGATGTTGACGAAACTAACGCAACCGCAAAGGTTGAGAATATTTCAAAGGTGTTTGAGCAGACACAGGTCGCACCGGAAACCGACGCACTTTTCTTTTCAAAAGTTGCCGCAAAGGCGCAGGCAACAGACGGCTATCATTCAGCTACCAAGTCAACAGAATGGACCAAAGCAAGCGTTTACTCAAAGCTCAAAACAATTCTCTCTGCCGGCAAGCTCCGCAGATACAAGGCAAGAGGCACACTTGTTGCTTATGTAACATCAAACATTATGGATTGCCTTGAGCAGTCAACAGAATTTACCCGTAAAATTGAGCTTACCCAGATTGCCGAGGGCGGTATGGGAATTGAAACAAGAGTAACCGAGATTGACGGCTGCCCTGTTATCGAGGTTATTGACGATGAGCGTTTCTATGACAGTTTCAACTTCAATCCTGCCAACGGTGGTTTTGAGCCTGCAACAGGCGGTCACAAAATCAATGTTCTTGTCGCTTGTGGTGATACCTGCAAGACTGTACCGAAGATTTCAAGTATTTACTTCTTTGCACCGGGGGCACATACAGAGGGTGACGGTTGGCTCTATCAGAACCGTACACTTTCCGATACATTTGTTTTTCCTAACGGCAAAGACGGCAAGATTGACAGTATTTATGTTGATGTTGACACTACGGAGGTTGCGTAATGTATACCGATTACATTGAACAGCAGGGCGGAGATGAAAACAGCATTATCTCCGCCGCTCACATCGACATTCTGACCTTTAACCGCATTGATTTTGAAAAACTTTCGGAAATGCAGAAGAGAATCATCAGCAGAGTGCATAGCAGACTTACTGCTTTTGAAGAAGAAAATGCCGATATGATTTCTTCCTATCTGAAAAATTACAACATCAACGGTGTGGGTATCGAGTTTGGCGCAAGTTGGAATTTGATGTGCATAAGCGGCGTGGCAATTCCTGCGGACCTCTACTCTCTGCTTAAATCAACAGGGCTTTGTTATCCTGCAATATGAGGTGATATGTTTTGAAATTTCCGTCACTTGTAAAAAAGCAGTTCTGTAAAACTCCTGTCGAGGTCACAATCTACGATGAGGGTGTTACCGAAGACGGTACACCCGTTGTTGCCTTCCACTGCGGAGAAATATACCCGTCAGACACCTTATTGCCGAACACTAATTTGTTTGCGGGTAATGCTCATTGCAATATGCAGTCAAAGGCAAAGACAGTATACACAAAAGAACAAAAAATCGTGCAGGTGTCTGCAGTGCTGCTTTTTGACGGTGACATTGCTCCCGACACCCCGACTTTGAGCGCAGGCTTTGTAGTGCTTGACGGAGTAAAGCGTAACATCGTACAAGGCATTAAACACCGCAACCCTGACGGTACAGTGAATTATACGGAATTGGATGTGATTTAATGAGTTTTTCGGTAACATCAAAAATCAAGCTGAATCTGCCTGTACTAAAACAGCTCGATACAGCACAGCAAACGGCATTGCGCAATACCACAGACGCATTGCTTAGACAGATTAAAAACAGTCAGGTTATGCCTTTTGATACGGGTAATTTGCAGAACGAAAGCACCTTTGCCGATTATGCAAATCTTGCCGAGGGCGAAACAAAAATCGTATCGAGTACACCGTATGCCAGACGGTTGTATTTTCATCCCGAATATAAATTCCACCGAGCCGTGTGGGTTGACAAGGACGGTAAAAAACACGGCGCAAACAAGAATGCAGGCGGCAAGTGGCTTGCACCCTGGCTCAAGGGCGGTACACGACAAAACTTTTGTCAAAAGGCATTTGCACGATTTTACAAACAGGAGGCAGGACTTTGATTTATTTATCTGACATAAGGGACTTTTTAAAGACTGTCTTTAAAGCAGAGCATTACTACATCGGCAAACTCGATAACAAACAAGATAAGTCCCTCGGTGTGTACTCTCTCAAGCAGTCGGGTGCGCCTGTAAGGGCGATTGGTGACGAGAGTACATACAACACAATCAGCGTGTCTTTACTCTTGCATTGGAACAACAACGCAAATGAAACAGAGCGACAGGCACGCAGTTTATTTGAAACGCTTTACAGTGTAAAAGATGTTGAAATCAACAAACACACAATTTATATGATTGAACTGCTCACACCCGAGCCTGTCGATGTAGGCACAGACGACAAGGGCGTTTATGAGCAAGTCATTGAAGTTAAATTTTATTACGAAAGGATGTAAATAATCATGGCAGTATCAAGTGGAGTTTATCCATGTTATGAAAATCAGTTTGCGGTAGGTAAGGCAGGTACAGACACCGCCACAACAGCAATCGCAAATTGCGAGGAGTTTTCGGTGGCATTTGACAACGGCGTTGAGGAATGGACAGCGTTTGAGAACGAGGGTTGGAAGTCAAGACTTATGACAGCCAAGAGCGTTACAATCTCTGTAAAGGGCAAGCGTACAATCGGTGACGCAGGCAACGATGAAATCGCAGAGCTTGCGTTTAAGAACGGCACAGCCGCACAGCTTCCGTTTAAGTGGACTTTCCCAAACGGTGCAAGCGTACTCTTCAAGAATGCGGTTATCTCTGTAACAGCAAACGGCGCAGGCGCAAGCACAGGTGTTGCACCTCTTGAATTTGAGGTTATGTCAAACGGCAAGCCCGAATACACACCTGCAGCCTAAGGAGGTATAAAGAATGTCAAAAATCATTGATATTACAAACAAGCTTAATTTTGACGAAAAGCCAAAACTTGTTATCAAAGGCACAGAAATTGAGGTCAACAATGACGCAATTTCTTTCATTAAGACGGTTGCGCTTTTTGACAGCGAGGACGGCGTAAAAACATCGGACATTTTATCGGCTCTTGAGCTTCTTTTTGATGAGGAGAACAGAGAAAAGATTGCAAAACTTCATCTCTCGTTTGCCGACCTCTCAACGCTCATCAGAACAGCAACGGAGCTTATTGCTGACGAGGACAGCGAGGGGGAAACTCAGACCCCGGCTACGACTTAATAGATGATTTCGACTTAATCGTATCGAGTTTTAAGTCAGAGTACGGGGTAAGTATCTACTCCGAAGATTTTAGAAAGATGACTTGGGCGGAGTTCAGCTCTCTGCTGTGTGGCTTGGGAGCTGACACGCCTCTTGCGAGAACGGCTCAAATTCGCCTTGAGAACGATGAAAACGTTTTGAAGAACTTTACATCATCTCAACATAAAATACGCAACAAGTGGCGTTCACGCACAGCAAATAAACGCACGCAGGCTGACATAAACACAGCCTTGCATGACTTTGAAATGATATTTGCAAATATGTAAATGTTGCATACAATTTTGTTTATTTTTATAAAATTCTTGACTTTTGTGTATATTTTTGGTAATATAAAGAAAATGTGAAATAAAGTAACATTTTATTATAAAAGGAGAGATTTTATGAACAGCAAATTTTACAAGGGTTTAACTCTCTGTATTGCGGGGTTTGGTATAATTATAGGTCTATTAATGGCATATGAGTATAAAACTATTGTTGCGTTAATAAGTGTGTGGACTGGTACAGCTTTCTTGTGTTTCATTTTTGGTGGAATTGCAAAGATACTTGTGTACCTTGAAAAATTATGTATAACAGGTAAAGAAGCGGACAATGAACTCAAAGAACCAAGAGCTGACTGGAAATGCCCTGTATGTAGTCAAATAAATAAAGGAAATGATAGGGTGTGTGTCAAGTGTCATTGGAAAAGATTAACTAAAGGTTAATTGGTATATATGAGGGTAGCTGTTAAAATCTATCCATATTGGATTTTAAAACGCTTATACATTTCTTTTGACGGAGAATGTATATCCACTATAAATCTATCCATACTGGATTTTTAAGTAATGGATTAAAAAACAATGAAAAAGCCACTCCAAACGGGGTGGCTAAAATTTTTCAAATTATTTTTAAATAGGTATTGACATATGAACATAAACGGTGTACTATATGAACATAGGAGGTGAATGACGAATGAGAAAAGCTTTTAGGACAACAATAGATGAAGATGTACTATTCGAATTGAAGAAAATGGCACTTGAAAAGGGGTGTCATGTAAATGACATAATAGAAAAATTAGTCATTGATAATCTTCATGAACAGTATTTTACTAA